GTCGTGATCAAGTTTACCATTACCCTCAGTCCAATCACTACCACTCACCATATATGCGAATAGATTTTGATTTCTTAATAATTCTGATGAACCAGCGTCATATAAATTTAAATAATACTTTGCCGTAGAAGGAATCTTTCCGTCTTGAATAGATGATGAAATATCTGTGTAATCAAATTGTATTAATGCTCTTGAAATGTTTTGTACTGAACCATTTTCAGCAACAACCTTGTTTACTTCAAGTATTTCATCTGCACCAGTATTGATAGATGATGTTGTACCACCTGAATATATTGTTGCGTCTTTATCTCCAAATATAAAATAATGCATTATCTATCTCCTACTACACGACCTTCAATATCTGTATTAGGGAACTTGACTTCAAAGATACTTGGGTCAAGTGATGGATATACGATTCCGTCTTTTGTTGCTGATTGTGTGTCGTATACATTTCCACTATATCCGTCAGATACTAAGTGTTTGTTTGTAATTACTATAAGTTGTTTATTAGGATTATTATCCTCTGGTGGAACCACCGAGACAACTCCGTCAACCAATGATAGTTGATATGCTATATCTGATAACACAATCGGTTGATTGATTTGCCATTTATCTATTCTGAAAAATTCTTTTACTTTTTGTATTGCTCTCAACAACACATCATTTTTATTGTATCCTCTACGAACCACAATACTAAATCGTACTCCTATATTGATTATGTATCCGTCTTTAATATTGATAGCATCTGTTAATACTCTGTATTGAGAAAGATATGTTTTTAAATTTTCTTTTACTGCTGTGTTTAGTTGTGTAAGTTTTTTGTTTGCATTATATCCTAAAGTATATAGATTTAATGCTAATGGATTAGCTATACGATTACCACCTTTAACTTCTACCACTTGTCCATTGATAACTTCTAATTGACCTTCTTCTAATTGTTCATCTTGAACGATAAATGCTTTTGCTATGTTTCCATATTTTTGTGGTAAAGAATATGCTCTGATAATGTAATCTTGTCTGGTTACTGCTCGGTTTTGAGCGTTGAAAAACGCTGTTGTATTCTCTTTTATTTCCTGAGTAGTTTCCTGACTTGAACCACCAGTTGCTTGGTTAGGATTTGTTATGGTTAAACTACTTTCTGCAGTAGTTACTAATGTAGAATCCAATCCAGTAGAATTTACTGAAAATGTTATTCCACCCAATCTTGTTATAGAGTTTGCTCTAACATTGTGTTCAACTGCTCCACCATAATCATATGTTACGGTCAAAGTAGTATTACTTGGTGCTAATCCAAATGTTCTTGTTTTTAAAAAGTTAGTTGGGTCAAATGATTCATCTAATCTTGACACACCAACACCTAATGCTGAACCAACATTATCTGGGTTTGGAATTAAATCTTCATCAGCATTTTCACTAACACCCGAACCAAATCTTAATTCTAAGTTATCATCTTCAAGAACTCTTGTAGTAAATCTTCTTGGTGTTTTAATTAACTTCATCAAGTATGGTGTATCGTTTTGATATTGTGATAATACGGGGTCATTTAATGATGTGTTTTCTACTGATTCAAATAATGTGTCTTGTGCTAAGAAAGGAACTTCATACCAAGTATTACCATTACTATCAACAACTGATATAATGTTTGTTGCTTTTTTATTTTTCAAAACAACCTTGTTAAACTTTTTAGCATTTCCAAAAGTAAAAGTTTCTGATGCACGAGTTCCTGATTTTGCTATTGCACTTTTTGTTAACTTAAAAGTTGTCGGCACATTACCTGTTGTAGGTGTAACCATTTCAACTCTCATTGGGTCAAGTGAACTCGATACCTTGAAGTTTACATCATCAAGAATTGTAAAGTCAACACCTGTATCGGAACTTACAATACTATTGGCAGATAATACTCCACCATATCGTAAGTCTGCACTATAAGTACCACCATTGTTTATTGCTGGAACTTCCATACTGACTTCTATTTCTGCTGTTGAAGGTGTTGCTAATTTAGGTTTGTATCCGTATGATTGAGCTAAATTTAAAATATTTTTTCTTTCTTCTGCTTGTTCTAAAAGAGTTTCTCTAAATTGATTATCAACATAATAATTCATTACATCTCCAACATATGCTGCCATTTCTATAAACATCATACCTGGTGACGATTCATTAAAATCATTGTATGTGGTTGGGAAATAAGTTTTAGCAAACTCAATAAGGTTTGCTCTAATATCGGTAAAATCTCTACCGAGATAACTTACTTCTTTTTTAACTATCTTTTTATTAGTGTTGTAATCAACTGCCATTTTATGTTCCTTCAGAATCTACATTGAAATTAAAAGTGATAGAATCCAATGAGTTTGGTTCAATTGTTGTTGAGTATTCAATTTGAATATTTACCATATTTGGATTGGATTCATTTTGAACTACAAATATATTATTAATATTTACATAAGGTAAAAATGTATTAAGAGATTCAGTTATAGTGTTTTGTATATCATCAATAAAAGAATCAGTATATGGTTCAAATAAAAGTCTTTGTAAATCAGAACCAAAGTTTGGCTGAAATACTCTTTCACCTTTACTTGTCAACAATACATTTCGGATATTAGATTTTACTTGTTCATTTAAAGTTTTGGTTTTGTAAAAGAAACCTGACTCATTATGATTTAATGGAAATCTAATTCCAATGTAAATATCATCATTATTATTTAGTTCTCGTGTATTTGACATTATGGTCTAAAGTTCTCACCTTTTTTCTTGTTGTTTATTGCTTTCATCAAACCAGAATAATCACGAGTTAATGCATTCACTACATCTTCTGGAACTTGGTCAACTTTTACACCTGCCTTTTTGATTGTTTGAACTGCACCGACTTCTCGTTTTCTTTCTTTATTTCCACCCATACCTAAATCACCATAACCCAGTACATCTGCCATATTGTCAGAACCCAATACACCACCACCTAATGTTGGATACTCATCAGTTTGTCCTGATGAACCCAATGGTTTAGTGTTGTTCAATACTTCGTTCAACGCTTGGTTTGATGTGTATTGTTTTTTTGGTTTTTGTTTGACGTTTGGTTTAGGTTTAGAAATCGTTTCTGCTAATTTGATTTCTTCTTTGTCATTAATAAATATCTCACTCAGTTGTTTTTTGATTTCTTTACGGACAACTAATTCAATTATTTTTACTAATTCGTTTTTCTTCATTTTATTTTAACTCCTAACTTATGTTTAAAATTTTTGTAAAGGTTTCTATTTGTTCTACATCAGAACCGAAACTTTCATATTCTGATAATGCATTTAAAAATGTTTCTGTACCACCATTGTCAACAAAGTTTTCAAATTCTTCAACACTATCACTTATCTCTACTGCTTCTCTAATTAATTCAATACCTGGAACATTTTCCAAATTAGAAACACTATCTAATGCAGATAATACTCCGGTTGGGTTTTTACTATCTATTGCAGATTTTAATTGTAATGCTGCTTCAAGTTTAGAAGAGTTTTGGTCACTCAGTTCTTTTAATTTTTTTAATTGTTCTTCTGTAACATTAGTGATGTCATCTATAACACCAGAAATACTTTTTGGTATCGGTAGTGCATTTCTAATTTCATCTGGTGTTTTTGTTTCAAATATTTGTTTGTTTAAAAATTCTAAATTAATTGTTGCGTCAATAAAGTTTTTTGCACCATCTAATCCTTTTACTATATCCTTTATACCTGAAGGTAATGTTACTGGGTTAGATAACTTTGGAACACCGAGTGTCATTGCTTGTAAAAACTTTTGTATACCTGTAATTTGTTTTACAAATCCCATCATATCCAATTCTGGAAAGTTTGTTGTTTTTCCTTGTTTTGTTTTGTTTATTATTTTACCTTTATTTGATATATCATTAGTAATGGTTTTGGCAGTGATGTTTACTCCCTCATTATTTTCTATATTAACACGCTTACCTTTTATATGAACATCGTTTTCCGAAAATATTGCTATGTCATCTTTTTTACTATTTAAAACAATCCTATCAGAATCAAATACCAATTGTGGTTTATCATAATCAATATTAAGTAATTTTTTAAAATCTGAAGTTGGTTTTGAATACTCAACCTTTTCGTTTGTAGTTATGTAAATTGATGAATTGTCATTTTGTAAATTTTCAAAATATGGTTCATCATTATTTTTAAACCCACCAGCAACCAATTTAATGTTTGGTGATTTTTCTATTTTGTTATGACCAAGTCTAATGGTGTTTCCAAATCTACCACTAATAATTGTATCACCTTCTCTTGGTGTTAATCTTGTAACATCTTTGTCTGGTGTAAAATACCTTCCTGAACGATATTGGTCAAGTGGTGTATTCTGATTTAATGTGTTAAAATTATTTCCCAAACCAGAAGTATTACTTATGTTGAAGTCAACACTTCTTGGTGGTAAATTTAATTCAGCAGGTAACTTAGAAAAATAATATCTATTGTCATTAAATTCAAATCCTATCACGACTTCACCGACTACTGGATATTGTATCACATTTTGGTCTAATGGAAAAAAGTATCCGTCTTCAACTTGTTGGTCGTGCTCAGAAACAATATATCTACCTCTAATGGTTCCAATTCTATTTACATCTGGATTATCATTTTCATCTGTAAACGGGAAATCATCTTCTAAGTCAACAAACACATCTAATACTTCTATGGGTTCTAATTCATAGAATATTTTTTGGTCAGTTAATTTTTTTAATAATACCTTTGCTTGATTCTTAGTTAACGGATAATCTCCATTAGAATCATTATCTCCGGCACCAAACTTATCTATGGTGTATGACATTAATTTTCCTTACTGATAGAATTTTCTATTTCGTCTTTTTTGATTTGTAACTCTTGAACATCAGATTCTATGGCATCCATAAGTTGTTGTTTTTCTGATTCTGATAAACCGAACTCATCTCCTGAATCTGATACTCTTTTTTCTGCTGCTGTAATTCTTTG